CAACACAAGGCTGGTTGCTCCAGAATAAATAACTATGACTACTTATAAAGGTATTCAAGGAACAGCAATTCAAAACTATGCTGGGGATCCTCCTAATCCAGTTTTAGGTCAAGTTTGGTATAATTCTTCATTAGGAAATTTTAAGTATTCAGCAAATCCAGTTTTTGGAGCGTGGACTTCGGGTGCTAATTTAAATACAGCTAGAAAAACTTTGGGAGGTACAGGAGCTTCTAATACATCTGCTTTAGCTTTTGGTGGATCTGATGATCCAGGTACATTTTATGCAAATACAGAATCTTATAATGGATCAGCTTGGACAGAAGTAAATGATTTAAGTGCTGCTAAGCAAAATATGGGATCAGCAGGAATACAAACTGCAACATTAAGTTTTGGTGGTCAAATAAGTCCAGGAGCTGCAACTCAAACAGCTGAAACAGAATCTTGGAATGGAACAAGTTGGACAGAATTAAATGATTTAAATACAGCAGGTGGACAAGGGGGTTCAGCAGGTATTCAAACATCCGCTATATTTGCTGGAAGAAATACATTTCCTGGACCTGTTGTAGGGAACACCGAAAGTTGGAATGGAACTTCTTGGAGTGAGATAGCAGATATAAATACAGTTAGGAGATTAAGTGCTGGTGCTGGGGCTAATAATACTTCAGTAATTGTTTTTGGAGGTGGACCTCCTAGTATTGCGAACACTGAATCTTGGAATGGAACAAGTTGGACAGAATTAAATGATTTAAATACAGCTAGGCGTGGTTTAGGAGGATCAGGAATCCAAACTGCGGCTTTAGCATTTGGTGGATATGTAACAACAGCAAATACAGGTGCAACAGAAATTTGGAATGGAACTATTTGGACGGAAACTAATGATTTAAATACAGCTAGATTTATATTAGCAGGAGATGGAAGTAACACTTCCTCCTTAGCTTTTGGTGGAGAAAGTCCAACAATTCAAACAGGCGCAACCGAAGAATGGAATTTAGGAGCAGCAGCATTTGGTTCTTGGTCTACAAGCTCAGATTTAAGCATATCAAATGTTAATCTGATGGGTGCAGGGACTCAAACCGCTGCTTTAGCATTTGGTGGAAATGATGATAAAACATTAACAGAGTTATATAATGGTACCAGTTGGACTACTAATCCAACTGGTTTAAATACAGGAAGAAGTTCAGCTGGAGGAACGGGAACTCAGACATCTGCCATAGCTTGCGGAGGTTGGTTAAATAATCCTACTCCTCCTAATATTGCTACAGGTGCAACTGAAACTTGGAATGGAACTAATTGGACAAGTGTATCTAGTATGAATACGGCAAAACAAATTACAACAGCGGCTGGTTCAGACAGTACTGCAGCATTATGTTTTTTAGGAAGACTTCAACCTCCATCTACAGATACAGCTACAGCAGAAACAGAATCTTGGAATGGATCCGCTTGGACTATTGTTAATTCATTAAATAATGCCAGATGGGCTGGATCTGGAATAGGAAGTCAACCTGCTGCTATTGCAGTGGGAGGATACAGTACCGCTGCAGCTAATTTTGTTGGTTATACAGAATCTTGGAATGGAACAAGCTGGACAGAAGTAAATGATTTAAATACTGCTAGAGGAAATGCAGGAGCTAAAGGAACTCAAACAGCTGCGGTATGTTTCGGTGGGCAAAATAGTTCGTTTATAATAGGCGGTTACACAGAAACTTGGAACGGTGTTGCTTGGTCTAATCAAGATAGTATGAATAATGGTAGAGAAGGATCGGGAGCAGCTGGTCTTCAAACAGCCGCTTTAGCTTTTGGTGGTTCTTATGCACAAAGGGGTGCTGCAACTGAAGAATGGACAATTAACTCAGTTACAGATAAAACAATAACAATAAGTTAACAAAGGAGAACAATATGGCAAAAACATATCAATATTGCGTAGCTGAAAACTGGGGAAAGGGGTTTATAGATCACAGAGAATCATCTAGAATCACTTTTAAAAGTTTTCCTGGTAATGTTTGGCAAGTTCCTGCATACAATAAACACGCGAATCTTTGGATTCAAAAAGTGTTAGGAACTCCAAAAACTAGAGATGAAGCTCAAGCAATAGTTACTGCTGTCATAACAGAAGCTCAATCTACTTGGGATGCTAATAATGTTGCAGGCGAAACAGCTGAAGACAAAGCACTAAGAATTGGACAGAGACCTGTATTAGTGACATTAGAAGACTAAAAACGAAGGAGTATATAAATTGTAGATGACTAATTATGTAGGCATCAATGGTGGTAAAGTACAAAACTTTGACTCGGATCCAAGCAATCCGTTCACAGGACAGGTGTGGTATAACACTACGTCAGGTGAATTGAAAGTCAGAGTAGCTCCTTTGTCAGGAGCGTGGTCTACTGGAGGAAGTTTAAATGCGGCTAGAGAACAATTAAGAGGAGCAGGAACACAAACAGCATCCTTAGCTTATGGTGGTTATACAGTAGGTAATACAGGTGCAACAGAATCTTATAATGGCTCTACTTGGACAACTTCTCCAGCAAGTATGAATACCGCAAGAAGAGGTTTAGCTGGATGTGGAATAACAAATACAGCAGCTTTAGGTTTTGGTGGAAATCCACTATCAGCTGTAACTGAATCTTGGAATGGTTCAACTTGGACAGAAGTAAATGATTTAAATACTGCAAGACTTAATCTTGCAGGAGTAGGATCACAATTAGCAGCTTTAGCTTTTGGAGGAAATACTCCAACTACAACAAATGCAACAGAATTTTGGAATGGTTCTTCTTGGAGTAGTGTAACTGGTATGAATACAGCAAGAGGTGTTTTTGATGCTGGAGCAGGTTTACAAGGATCAGCTTTAGCTTTTAGTGGTGAAACTCCACCAGCTACTGCAGCAACAGAATCTTGGAATGGTTCTTCTTGGACAACCTTATCTAGTATGAATACAGCAAGATGGTCTGCTGCTGGATGTGGATCACAAACAGCAGCTTTAGGTTTTGGTGGATATAATGGATCAACAGTTGTTTCAAATACGGAACAATGGAATGGTTCTTCTTGGACAAATGAAAATAATTTAAATGTAGCTAGATTTGCTTTAACTGGTCAAGGAAACTCTACAAATGGTTTAGCATCTGGTGGTTATACAACAGCTGTAACAGGCGCAACCGAAGAATGGAATATTGTTGCAGGAGGAGGAGCATGGGCTACTGAAAATTCAATAAATACGGCTAGAAGAAGTGGAATGGGTTTTGGAACACAAACATCTGCTTTACTTGCGGGAGGATTTAGCACAACAGAAACTGGAAACACAGAAACTTATAATGGAACTGCTTGGGCAGAGGTCAACGATTTAAACACGGCAAGAAGTGCTGCAGCGAGATCAGGTTCAACAAATACTGCTGGAATTATTGCAGGTGGACAGACATCACCATCCCCTCCTGCTTCCTATACAGCAAACACAGAATCTTGGAATGGTACTTCTTGGACTGAAGTAAATGACTTAAATACTGCAAGATCTGATTTAGCTGGATCAGGAACTGAAACTGCAGGTTTAGCTATAGGTGGATTAGATATACCATTAAATTATGTTGCTTTAACAGAAAGTTGGAATGGTACTTCTTGGACGGAAGTGAATGACTTAAACCAAGCTAGATCTTTAACATACGGTGCGGGAATTCAAACTTCATCTTTGGCTTTTGGTGGAGAAAACGCTGGAAATTTAGCAGTGACAGAATCTTGGAATGGAACCAGCTGGACAGAAGTAAATGATTTAAATTTAGCAAGAAGAGATCCTAGTGGTTTTGGAAGTTCTAACACATCTGCTATAGCAGCAGGAGGTAATGCACCTTCTATTACTGCAGCAACAGAATCTTGGAATGGTTCTTCTTGGTCTAATGTTAATAGTTTAAATACCGCTAGAAGAGCAATGGGTGGAGCAGGAACACAAAATAGTGGTTTAGTATATGGTGGAAGTACACCAACTGTAACAGCAGCCACCGAAGCTTGGGATAGTCCTTATTTAATTAATGAGGTAGTACAACCAGAATAATATTATGACAACATTTAAAGAAATATACGGAACTAATATTGAAGTGTTATCTTCAGATCCAACTAATCCCATTGAAGGCCAGATGTGGTATAACACAACAGAGTCCACTTTAAAAGGTTCCTCTGCCAATATTAATGGGGCGTGGTCTACTGGAGGAAATTTAAATACAGCTAGATTTTCTTTCACAGGAGCAGGTACTCAAACTGCTGGTTTAGCTTTTGGTGGATTTAGCACTACTTCTACAGGAGTAACTGAATCTTATAATGGAACAAGTTGGACAGAAGTTAATGATTTAAATACTGCTAGACAAGGATTAGGAGGAACAGGAACTCAAACGGCAGCTTTAGCATTTGGTGGAACACCACCTGTTACAGGAGTAACTGAAACTTGGAATGGAACAAGTTGGACAGAAGTAAATGATTTAAATGCTGGAAGATATGCTCTTGGAGGAGTTGGGACACAAGGTGCAGCTTTAGCTTTTGGAGGAGAACCTCCTACTACAGGAGCAACAGAATGGTGGAATGGTACTAGTTGGGCAGAAGTTAATGACTTAAACACAGCGAGATATTCTCTTGGATCTTCAGGGACACAAGGTGCAGCTTTAGCTATTACAGGAATAACAACAGTTAATGTAGCCAATACCGAATCTTGGAATGGTGCAAGTTGGACAGAAGTTAATGATGTTAATACAGCAAGAAGAGAACCAGGAAGTTTAGGAAGTCAAGTAAATGCATTAATTTTTGGAGGAAATGCACCACCTTTTACAGCAAAAACAGAATCTTGGAATGGAACTAGCTGGATAGAGGTAAATGATTTAAATATTACTAGAACTAGTTTAGCAGGAACAGGAACACAAACGGCAGGATTAGCTTTTGGTGGTGCAACCCCTTCCAGTATAAGCGCAACCGAAGAATGGGATTATGTAAGTATTGGTGCATGGTCTACTAGAGCACCTATGAATGTTGCTAGAAGTACTTTAGCAGCGGCCAATGCAGGAACGCAAAATGAAACTTTAGCTTTTGGAGGAAATACAGGATCTCAAACTGGTTCTACTGAATCTTATGATGGAACTAGCTGGACAACGGTTAATTCAATGAATACAGCTAGATTACATTTAGGTGGAACAGGAGTACAAACTGCAGCGTTAGCTTTTGGTGGAGGACCTCTTCCTGCACAAGCATTAACTGAATCTTGGGGTGGAACTAGTTGGACAGAAGTGAATGATTTAAACACTGCAAGATTTCAGTTTGCAGGATGTGGTACACAAACTGCCTCTTTAGCATTTGGTGGATTTAGCACTACTACTACAGGAGTAACTGAATCTTGGGATGGAACTAGCTGGACAGAAGTAAATGATTTAAATACTGCTAAAAGATTAGTAGGTGGAGCAGGAACTCAAACAGCTGCTTTATGTGTTGCAGGACTTGATACAGCTGTAACTGCTCAAACAGAATCTTGGAATGGAACAAGCTGGACAGAAGTCAATGATTTAAACACTGCAAGATATTCTGCTTCAGGAATAGGAACTCAAACAGCAGCATTAGCAGCTAGCGGTTTTACTACAGGTCCTACTGCTTACGTAGAATCTTGGAATGGAACAAGTTGGTCACAAGTAGATGAATTATTAACGGTAAATTCAGGAGTTGGTTCTTCAGGATCTAATACAGCTGCACTACTATTTGGTGGAGCTCCTTCTAATGTGACAGCAGCCACCGAAGCTTATGATTCACCTGATAGAATCATTGATATTATTGCTTCTTCGTAAAACTTGCTTTAATTATAAAAATCTATATAACAAGACTTGTTAAATTAACAATAATTTTTATATAGAAAGTACTTATGGCAGATAAGACAGAAAAAAAAGATATTAAAGAATTAATTCAAAAAGAAGAAGCAAATTTAAACAATCTATTAAATCCAGAAGATTTAAATTCATTCAAGGGAATGGTAGATGAATTAAAAGATACTTGGAGCAAGAAACAAATGTTTAGAACAGAAACCGAAGCAAGGTTTTCTGTTTTACAAGACAATAGATACCCAACCAGAGCTGCTAAATATTGGCAATGTGTAAGAGAACAATCTAGTTATTTAGATAATTTAATGGCTCTATCTTTTGATTATAGAAGAAATGAAGCAAAGATTAAATGGCTAGAGAAAAAAATAAAAACTGAAGAAGACGAATACAAAGCAACTAAATATGAAATTGATTTAGACGAAGCAAGATTTGCTAAAGCGTCTATGGAAAAAGTTGCGACACACAGAATGAGAGAAATTAAAATGTGGTCAAAACTTAAAAAAGAATTTGATGATGGTTCTTTTAATACACAAGATGTCAATCAACACCAATTAGATTCTTACAGAAAAGTATATCAAAACAAAGCAAAAACATTAACTCAAGCGTCTTCCGATGCTGAAGTATTTAATGTATTAGGACAACTACAATCGATTGAAAGAATTATACAAACAGGTGAACTTCCTTATCAAGATGGTGGAAAATTACCAGGAGAAGAAAAGAAAGAGGAGCTTCCACAATACGGAAAACCAAATTCTTAATACTTATAAATGAAATTTGATTTTATCTTTTTAGGTCAATCTATTTTAAAGTACGAAACGCCTTTAGATGTGTTTGTTACTATTAATCAAATTTATGAACAAAAAAGAAATTCATTATATCCAGCTAATGAACAATTAGTAGGTAAAATAATGAATGAGCATTCTCTTTTTTTTAATGGAGAAGATGAGTCTAAAATGAAAAGACATAACCATTTACCTATGAATGTTACTAATTGGTTTATGGAAGTTTATAAACATTACTTACAATTTAATAAAATTAGAGAATTTAAATTGCATTTAAATTCTATTTGGGTAAACGAAATGAAAGCTAATGAGTATAATCCAGTACATATTCATAGAGGAAACTTATTTACAGGTTTATCTTCGGTTATGATTTTAAAAAAACCATCTACTACTGGTGTAGAATATTCTGCAGCAGAAACACCTCAAAATGGTCAATTACAAATATTAGGATGCGCTAGTGGTCAATTTGCAAAAGTAGATTATCAACCGCCTATGAATTTAAGAGATTTTTATGTTTTTCCTTATGATATGAGACATTGTGTGTATCCTTTTAATGGAACACAAGAAACAAGAAGAACATTAGCAGCTAATTGTGACGTATTATATGATCCAATTAGAAATAGAGGAGTAATATGATTATAACAGAACCAAGTTGGAAATCATTGGTTGTAGAAACAACAACACCTATTTTTACTAAAGAACAATGTCAATTAATTATTGCAGCTGGTCAATCGGAACCAAAACAACAAGCAGAAGTAGGAGGAAGTCATAAGGGAGCAGTAGATACCAAAACAAGAACTTCTCATATTAGTTGGATTCCCTTTAATAAAATGCCTGAAATGTATAAAGCTATTGAACAAATAATGCTCAAAACCAACGGTAATCATTTTGGTTTTGATGGAATGAGAATTACAGAACCTGCTCAATACACAGAGTATCCTTCGGGAGGATTTTATGATTGGCATATTGATTCGGATATTAATTGTAAACACCAACCACCTGTTAGAAAAATATCAATGACTTGTTTATTATCAGATGAATCTGAATTTGAAGGAGGAGGATTAGAATTAATGTCAGATGGAAATATTGTAAAACCAAAACAAGGACAAGCTATCTTTTTTGCATCCTTTATTAGACATAGAGTAATACCTATTACAAAAGGTATTAGAAAATCATTAGTTATGTGGTTTGGAGGGCCTTCTTTTAAATGAATCGAGAATTATTTTTTCCCACACCTATTTATATTAAAGATGTAGGTAACGCTGCATTTAATAAAAAATTAGAACAAGATATTATTGCTTGGTCTAATAAAGATAGAGGAATACAAAGAACCAATGTTAATGGGTGGCATTCTCCATCTACTATGGCAGATTTTCCTGAGTATAAAGAATTAGTTGATATATTATTTCAAGCACAAAGAGAGATATATAAAGAAGAATATTTAGATTCAGAACCATTTTTAGGTAATATGTGGGCAAACATTAATCCTCCAGGAGGTTTTAATAGAACTCATATTCATCCTAATTCATTATGGTCAGGAGTTTATTATGTTAAAACTCCTCCTAATTGTGGACATTTAAAATTAGAAGATCCTAGATCAGTTGCATTAATGACCAGACCTAGACAAGTGCCAGGACAACAGCCAGACCGTTTATGGAGAGAAGTACACTATGAACCTATTGCTGGAAGACTTATTATGTTTCCTTCTTGGTTACATCATTGTGTAGATCCCAATCATTCTAATGATATAAGAATATCCGTATCCTTTAATTTTATGCAAAAATGTTATGTTGTTTAATCAAAATAAATATCAAGTGATCAAACAAGCTATTCCTTATGAATTAGCTAATTTTTGTTTTAATTATTTTCTATTAAAAAGAGATGCTGTTCAGTTTATGTACAATAATAACATTGTAGCAGAGTCTCCTATTTTGGGAACATGGAAAGATCAACAAGTTCCTAATGTTTATTCGCATTATGCCGATTTTGTTATGGAAACTTTATTAGTCAAAGTATTACCGATTATGATGGAACAAACAAAATTAAATTTAGTTCCAACTTATTCTTACGCGCGCGTGTACGAGAAAGGATCTATTTTAAAAAGACATAAAGATAGACCTAGTTGTGAAATATCTACTACGCTTAATTTAGGTGGAGATCCGTGGCCAATCTTTATTGACCCAACAGGATCTAATAATGTCATTGATGAATATAAAAATATTATGAAACCAAATGCACCAGCAGGTGTTAAAGTAGATTTGGCCCCTGGAGATATGTTAGTATACTCTGGATGCGAATTAGAGCATTGGAGAGAAGAGTTTCAAGGCAATCTTTGTGGTCAAGTATTTTTACACTACAATCACAAAAACGGTCAGTTTGCTGAACAAAATAAATTTGATAAAAGAGCTATGTTAGGCTTACCTTCTGGTATCAAGTAAGCTATACTAAGCGCTATATATAGTTTAAAATGTCGTTATGGCATTAACAAAGATTCCATTTCAACCAGGTTTTAATAAACAAATAACAGATACCCAAGCAGAAAATGTATGGGTAGATGGAGATAATGTACGTTTTCGTTATGGTCAACCTGAAAAAATAGGTGGTTGGTTACAAATAGAACAAAACAGTATCATTGGAGCAGCACGTGCTCAACATACGTTTGCAGATTTAGATGGTAGAAAATATGCAGCGATAGGAACGAATCGTTGTTTATATATTTATTATTCTGGAGATTTTTATGATATAACTCCTATTGATCCAGATAGACAGCAAACAGGAGCAGATATTACTACTACCAATGGTTCCACTACAGTAACTATTACTACTACAGGTACTCACAACTTAGAGATTGGAGATATTGTTACTTTTGATAATGCAGGATCTTTTACTTCTCCCGATACGGATTATACAGCAACTGATTTTGATGATGTACTATTTGAAGTAAAAACGATTCCAACTACTACTACGTTTACTATCACCATGCCT